GAACGAGGTGCTCGAGCTTTTCTATGAGATGAAGGACACCTCACACATCCGCGTCTACGAGCGGTACGGTGAGCTCCCCGAAGACCCTGAGAACAGTTCCACCTGGAAGCCAACCCGCTACATCATCGCTGATGTGGGCATTGATGAATTTGATAACTACGGACGCCTCACCGTGCAGCACAACGGAGTCGAACTCCAACGTGACGTGTACGAGGGCAACCCCTACTGGGATTTCCACGCAGATAAACTTGCCGGACGATGGCTCGGCGTTGGGGTGGTGGAGTCACTCTTTGAACCGCAGATACGACAGAACGAACTCTCGAACCTTCAGTCGAAGGCATCGTACTGGGCAGCGCTCCGTGTCTTCCAGACCCGCGATGAGGCTGTTGCGCGTAACTTACTCTCGGAAGTGAGGAATGGGGAGGTATTGAATGTCTCTTCAGAAATCACTCAAATCGACATGAGCGACCGCAATCTCCCCTACTTCCGAGAAGAGCACGAACGCTGGATGCGAAACCGCGATGAACTCACCTTTAGCTACGACGTCGTCCAAGGCGAACGACTTCCTGCCGGAACACCGCTCGGTTCAGCACAGCTCGCGGTCACCCAGACGCTCTCGTACTTCGAGGGTATCCAGGAGAACGTCGCGCTCGACATCAAGGAGATGCTCTACGAGGTCATCATCCCGCAGTTTGAAAAGGAACGGACACTCGAACACACGCTCCGCCTTGTCGGTCAGGACCTCGACCAGTACATCTCGATGGTAAAGAACGAACTCGTCTTCAAGGAGGTGGTCCGCATGGCCGTGAACCACGGAAAGATTCTCACCCAAGAAGAAGCAGACGCGGTTGGTATTGCGGTCACGGAAGCAATCAAACAGGAGAAGGAAAAGCTCATCACCGTCCCCATCAATTTCTACAAAGACCTCAAGTACGATGTGGACATTGATATCACCGGAGAATCAGTCGACACGCGCGTCCGCTCAGCTACCATGTTCGCACTCCTCCAGGCAATCACCGCAGACCCGACCATGACGACCGACCCCGTAAAGCGCAAGTTCCTCTACCAGATGGGTGAAGACGGTGGCATCAACATGGCAGACTTCCTCGACGCAGAGCAGAAGACACCCGAGATGATGGTTCCCCCAGAACAGGCACGGGCAGGCGGCGGTGTCTCAGCACCCGCACTCTCCCAGCAGATTCAGGGACCGCAGATGACCACAGTATAACCACATAAAGAATGAGACTAGAACAAAAGCAGTTACTCAAAGAACTCGCCCGTTCCTCACACGGACAAGCGCTTAAAGAGTACCTCAATGAAAAACGATTGGAGATCGGGAGCGTCCAGAACTGCACCTCATGGGAGGACACGCTCGCCCGAAAGCACACCCTCGATTTGCTCGATGATATCTTCGCCTTCCTAGGTGAAGAAAAAATTATTGAGAAGCCACCTCACCAATACACTTGAGGTGGTATAATTTATTAGCACGACGGTTCTGCACAATCCGTCACGCATCATAGTTTAAGCATAATCTATGGACAATACAGAAGAGGCGCTCGAGCCACAAGTCGAGACGGAACCCGTTACCGAAACAACGGAAGTGAGCGTTGACACCTCAGCTCTTACCGAGCAACTCGAGAAAGAGAAGGAGGCACGCCGACAGCTCACCGCCCGGGCTGCGAAAGCAGAGGCCGAGCGAAAGGCAGCCCTCGAACAGCTCGAACGAGCTCGCAAAGAGGGAGGCACCGTACCTCTCGGTGTTGATGATTACATCAACATCAGCACAGCTCTCGACGGTCTCGACCAACGAGAGAAAGCACGGCTCGCCGAGGAGCATCGTAACTCTGGCAAACCTCTCAAGGAAATCCGCGAGAGCGAGGACTTCCAGCTTTGGCAGAGCGCCTACCGCGCAAAAGTTGAAGCCGAGAACGCTCTCAAACCCTCATCAACCCAAGCTGTCGAAGAGGGTCCACAGACACTTACAGACCGCCTCAAGACCGCATCTTTAGAAGAAAAGGAGGCGATACTCGCAGAGGCCGGATTGTGGAGAAGTCCACGACCCAAGGCAGATAAGGTTGATATAGGGAAAAAACTCTCTTATTAACCTAGTCATTATCCATGACACAAGTAGTCTATTCAGCAGGAATCCAGGGAGCAGTCTCGGGAATCCAGCCAGAACTCTGGTCATCGATGGTACAGGTCCCTCTCTACAAGTCTCTTGTAGCGATGGAGGTAGCTAACATGCGCCTTTCAGACACTGTTAAGTATGCAGACACGGTTCACGTTCCATACTTCGGTGATCTCACGGTTCAGACCTACACCCCTGGCACAACCATCTCGGCAACTGTTCAGGACTGGAACTTCGATACGCTCGTTGTATCAGCTTACAAGCACGTTACGTTCTACGTCGATGACCCATATCAGCTCACGCTGAACGTCGACCAGGCACGCGAACTCGCTACCGAGGCAGCATATCAGCTCAAGAACGCAATCGACACCGATGTTCTCAAGAACATCACCGGTGCAGATGGCTTCACCCCAGCTGACGATGCAGACCTCCTCGGCGGCACCAACGCAAAGCCAGTTTCAGCTGGTACTGCAAACATCATCAACATCTTCGCAGGCGCTCGCAAGATTCTTCGCCAGCGCAACGTCGAAGAGGCTGGTGACTGGTGCGCTATCGTTTCACCAACCGTCGCTTCATACATTGAAGTGAAGGCTGCAAACGTAGGGTTCAATGTCGCAGACGCAACACTCCGAAACGGATATGCTGGAGATTTCATGGGCTTCCAAGTCTATATCTCCAACAACCTTCCGACAGGTTCGATGACCGCGCTCGCACCGGGAGCAGGTGGCGTTACCGCTACCGGCCTCTCAGCTACGACCGGAAAGTCAATCTACTTCGGACGCAAGGGCACCATCGATGTTGTGATGATGCGCCAGCCAGCACTCGAAATTCGCAAGAAGGACGACATGATTGGCTCGAACTTCATCACCTGGACTGTGTACGGTTCATCAGTATTCACCAAGAATCGCTCACGCGGTATCAACGTGGTACTCCATGCAAACGGCCAGACCACAGGTGCAAACCTCTAGTTATTAGAGTTGTCCGTGCTCTCCGTTTCTCTCATTCGGCGGAGGGCACGACAATGAGGGGGCAACTAACACACTATGTATCACGAACTACGGCGCAAGTATTTGCGCGAACGCGCACGGCGCAAGCTCATATCCCAGTATGAGTATGTCCAAGAAGTCAACAGAATCATGGAGGAGTATATGACTGGGCAACTTCTCCGCGGAGGCTCCGACGAATTTATGAAGAAGGGTCGGGCAGACCTCGCAAAAGTCCAGCAGGAGTTAAAAGTTAACGGCGAGTTCATCGCCTTTCTACGCAAGCTATGAATGTGCTCTTCATGATGGATTCCGCTCTTGCGTTCATGAGTGGCATCTGGCTTCACCGAAACGAAATCCCATCCGCTGCACTTGGCGGACGAGGACACGCTATCAAGCAGGTTGCCATCGGGAGTGAGATTCCCGAGCACCTTATGGAGTGGCCTGACACCGTTATCTTCGGGCGCTCATACCCACAGCAGTTTGACCCCGTGAAGTTCATGGTCGACTACAAGAAGCGTGGGGTGCGGGTGCTCTACGACATGGATGACAACTTCTGGGCGGTTCCCGAAGACAACCCATCCGTCCTTGTTTCAAACGCGCACAAGGACCAGTACGAGAGCATGATTGCCGAGGCAGACGCCTGCATTACCACCTCTCCCTATCTGGCAAAACTCTTCAAGAAACACTTCAAGAAGAAGGAGATATTCATCTGCCCCAATGGGATAGACTACGACCTCTACCAAGAACGCCCCCACGGCCACGAGGGGCAACTCGTCATTGGCTACATGGGTGCGGCGTCACACTGGCGCGACCTCCAGCTCATCGGCGAAGTTATTGCCGAGCTTAACAAGAAGTACGACTTCCTCTTTACCGTGTACGGACTTGTGGGAGAACCACTCGAGGCGGCCATCTACACCTACAACAAACTGCTCGCCCACAACTTCCAACCAGAGAAGTCGAGCTACCACCGCGCAGCCGTCGACTTCTACAAACAGCTTCAGGGGACACGGTTCTGGCACGTTCCGTTCATGCCACCAGAGCTCCACCCGAAGACACTCTCGATGTGTGACTTCGACATTGGCATCGCCCCGCTCACTGACTCAG